TCTTCGAGTCCGTTTTTGTACTTGTATCTCCACAGGTACTTGAGGATGTTTCCTTGCAGGTAGAACTCGTAACCTTCACCTGTCGCTGCTCGTATTGCCTCGATACATTCGATTCCTGCCTGATTGTAGTGCGGGGGTTGGTTGACCATATCAACGTTTCCATATGCTTCTTTCCCTGCTTGTTCGTTTTGGTCTTCGATGTCCTTCATGATGTTCATGTAGCTTGTCACCGGTTGTCTCCATCTCCGCCTATCTTACCACGCTTGGCACGGTCAGCTAACTTGTGGATGTTTCCCTGCGCGATGTGCTGCAAGGTGTATCCTAAGTCATCTGCCAGCACTGCACAATACCATAGCACATCACCAATCTCACTAGCAAGTTCGATTTTCTTCTGTTCGAATCCCTCTTGGTCGTACCCATCACGTACGAACTTCTTGACCTTGTTAGCAACCTCACCAGCTTCACCGGCAAGACCCAACGCAGGGTAAACAATCTTGTGGCTCTCAGGATAGATGGCGGTTTCAGCAGCCTTCTTCTGGTAGTAATTTATGTTCCACTGGTCTCTCATTGTGGCTCTCCGAAATTAACTTTCACAATGTTGTCTTCACGAGCAACAACCTTATCTATGACCTCTTCAGCTTCTTCACTCTCTGGTTTAAAAGACTGTGCCATAGCGACAAAGCTGAGACGGGCCACACCCGCATCCCAAATCCTGTCGAAGTCGTTCTCCATCAGTTCGATAAGACCGGACAGTACAACCATACCCGCAGGTACGTTTTCCATGTCGACTTCATCTTCGCGTGTCGTGTCGTACGCCGTCATCGAGAACGAGTCTTCGTCCTGATAGTTCATAATTAGGTAGTACCTATTTGGTAACAGACTAGCCTGTTCCATCTGTCTCTGTAGGTCATCAGTCATCGTTGTCTGCCTTTCTTAGCCAATCTGTAGGTATGTTTTTCTCTGCCCATTGGAAGCCGTGACGTAAGCACCAATCGGCGTAGGTAGTCTTACTACCTCTGTATATCTTGTTACGAGCGTTCATGAACACGAACCGTATGTCCAGTTCAGGATGCTGCTTCTTAATTAGAATCATCTTCACACGGTCAGGCTTAGATAACTCACCCTTTGCCTCAACGTAGATATCTGTATCTGGTAGGTAGAAATCTGGGGTGTATGTTTTGGGGTCAGGTATGTACGTTAGCTTTTTCTGCTCGTACTCGAAGGGAACGTTCTTCTCTGTCAGGCTACGGGCTAGGCTCAGTTCAAACTGAGAGCGGTATCCTGAGTTTCGCTTTGCAAATTTACGTTTCATACTATTAGGTTTATCGAGTTGAGTCTTTGTTTTAGATACCCTGCGAGTCTTGGGGACAGTCTTTGAATAGCATCGAGTTCTCTTGTGAGCGGTGCTAGTGGTACGCAAATGTTTGCTCCCTGATTAGATAGTTGACGTATCTTGAGTAGTTCATTTTCTACCTTACGTGCATCTCGCTCGTATGTTTCTGCAGATAGAAAGCCATCGTCGTGATAGTTCTCACGCAACGTGAGGGGTAGTCCCTTTTCATTCTGACGCAAGTATACAACACGCCTCTCTCCCCCTGTGCCTGAATGTGATTCGACATACACGTGATGCAGGTCTTCATTCAAAGCCATGAGGTCTATGTCGTATTCTCGCATCAGAATGTAAGGCATCAGATTTCTTTCTTCTTCAACTTAGTGTACCAAACACGAGGCGGATTCTTTGCCTGTGATGTAACCTTGTCATGTAAGATAGCATCAGGCCAGCAGTGTGAACGATAACCACAGAAGCCACAGTTACGAGGCAGCACCTTGTTACCTGTCTTGAGTACCTGTCCTTGTCTACGGTACGTCTCGTCTTCTGGTTCAAACTTAACGAACGGAGAGTTTGGGTCAAGCAAAACCTTCACACGACGCTCTGCTTCCTTCAGATACTTGCTCTTATCTGTGTCGTGCCATTCAGGAACCGGCACTTCAAGTATCTCACCAGATGACTTGTTAACAACGAGCCAACCGCCGAAAGGCATACCCATAGATTCACCGTACAAGAAGCCCTGCATGATGTAACCAAACGGGTCTTCATCGAGTATCTTCTCGTATCCGCCAGCCCACTTGTTCTTGTATGCCCAATCACTAGCAGACTTAATATCCCACACCCTGTCAACGCCCATAGAATCGCGCAGGATGAGGTCAAGAGTACCTTTGATGGTGTGACCTGCTAACTCAAGCCTACACGCTTCCTGTGCGCCTCTAATGTCCGCACCGGCCTCACGCAGCACAAGCATCATTGCAGCTTCGGTAAGGTCACCAAACAAGAAGCGGAACACAGCGTTGTATTCCATCTCCTCTTCAACGCCATCCCTGTCCAGCATCTGCTGGCACATAGGACGACCAAGACCGGACATACGAATGTACCACTGTCGCTTATCGCGCTTTAGCTGTTTAGCCGCAGCTACACGACAGTCTTGTGTAAACTCATCAAGCGAAGCAGGGGAGACATCTAGTTCCCCCCTGCTTGCCTTGTCCAGAAAGTCTTGGATACTAAGCAGCGTTAACATCAGTGAAGTCGTCTGCTAAGTCGTAGTCACCGTCAATCATCTTGGATGCTTCACGGTTCTTTTCCATGACGTAGTTGTTGTGTGCAGATACAGTCTCTGCAAACATACCCATCAGTTGCTTGTCCGCTTCCGTGATAGGAACCTCGCTATCCAGCGTAGGAGAAGGAACCCAATACGTCACACTACCTTTCTTCTGCCGCGAAGTGGCAAGAGAAATCATCTGGCGTTGCATCAGCTTCTTCTGTCGGGACAGCCCATCAATGAAGTCACCAATAGGTTTGAACCCAGAACGCTTAAAGTATGCGACTACCGGTTGGGCATCCAGCTTTACTTCTGTACCGTCAGCGGCGTTGAACGTACCTGTAATCTGACCGTAGATGACCTGATTACATACAACAGCACGTGAACGCATCTGTGCTTCTTCTGATGCAGTCTCTTCTTCAGTGCGGGTCAGGCGACCACACTTACTACCGCCTTCCGTATCAGGGAAGTCCCCTGAGATAGTAGGCTTCTGCACAGACTTACATACGAACGCACCTTCGTCTGCATCCCACAAGCTATATTCAAACGTACGCAGGATAGGACGTAGCTTAACAGTTGGAGCGTAAAGGAACCGTCCGTCCACATACACTTTCCAGTCACCACGAGTAAGTGACAGCCCATCGTCCGTCTCCATATCGTAGTTAATATTCAATCGGGGTAGCCCAGTTTGTTTCTGCTGAGTCTGCTGCCCCGATGCTGCCATCAGTGCAGATTCATCATCAGAGTTAAACGCTGCTACCAAAGAGTCCAGTTCAGTATTTACAAGATTTCCCATTCGTTTCTCCATTTCCAGATTGGGTTGCGTAGATTGATTCTACACACTGACTTCAGTTAAGTCAAGCCAGTTGTAGCCTATTTTTAATTCAATGTCAACAGGCATGGTGTACTTTATTCCGTACCGCTTTTCTGCCTCTTCAGGTATCGCTAGCATAGCGTCCGTCATCAGCTTGATACAGATGTCTTTTTCATCTGGGTGTACATCCATGACAATAGAATCATGCACTGTGTTACATATTACAGACTGTAAACCCTCTTGCTCAACTAGGTGATTGAGACGAACAAGACACATGGGCAGTAGGTCTGCAGTTGCAAACCCCTGCACGGGGTAGTTACAGATAGCAGTACGATTTGTAGCCGTACCCCACTCAGTCCACTTAGCATCTGGGAAAGCATACTGCCTTCCTGACGGTAACTTAATTTGTTTCTCACGTACTGCCTCCCGCTGTAGGCTCTCGTGCCAATCTTTGACACCAGAGTATTTCTCTTTGAAAGCACGATAGTACCTTTGCTGGTCCTCTGTGCCGCTAACACCGCCATACAGCGGCTTGAATGTGTGGGCCTTTGCTTCTTGTCGGGTACACCCTATCACACTGGCTGTGTAACTGTGTACGTCCGTACCAGCCTGTACGTCTGACATGATGCCGTCGTCGTCAGCCAAGAAGCCAGCCACACGGAACTCTAGTTGCGAGTAATCCCCTTCAAGTATCTGACCACCCTCGAACCTGCTCTCGACCACCTTGCGTATAGCGAAGGTACTTCCACGTGGCATATTCTGAAAGTTAGGATTGCGGCTCGAAAGGCGACCCGTCGCCGTAACACACTGCATAAATTCTGGATGTATGAAACCATTCTCATCAACATTGTTTTGCATCCCTTCTACAAAGGTACTGATATAGGTACGCAGGGCGTTGTACCGCACGTACGCTTCGGCAAAGTCACGGGCTGGTCCGCTCAGTTCTGGTGCGCGTTCCTCTAGCGTAACTTTGTCTGTCTTGAAACCGGCAGACGCAACGTCCATAGGATTGCGTGGAACCAGTTTGAATCCGGCTACCTCGCCGGTACTGCGATACAAGACACCCTTACCACTGCACGTCTTACATACTCGTACGGCTTTGCTAAGTGTACCGTCTTTTCGTATCGGATGATACCGGCCTTCCCCGTCACAGTCCGGACACCGTTCACCCTGCGTCTTGTATATTACGCGAGTGAGACCGCGTACGTTTTCTTTGAACTCTTTAGTCTTCATGCGCGTACGCATCTTAGGTTTGCGAGTAGACCCGCGCACCTCGTGTCCCAGATTGAATACCTGCGACCACAGAGTCTTGTCTGTAACTTTGCGAGAGTACAACAGCATTGACCTGTCGTCTGGGCTGGCAAGGTTGATTGGTGTGTCACCCATAGCGTCACGTGCCAAGTCAGCCAGCAGACGTTCGAGTTCGTACATCTCTATCTCGTACTCATCACGTATGTGTTCGAGTGTGTCGAGGTTAATCTTCAGACCGTTGTACTCTATCTTTGCGAGTACGTCTGTCATCTCAAGTGATAGCTTGAGCGTTGGTATCAGTTCGTTTTCCATAAAGTTCCTCAAAGGTTGTGCCAAAGGCTTCTAGTTGTTTTAG